ATAGAAATAGTTGCTTACTTTGTTTTGACATTATCTTAATATTTGGATAATTGAAAACATTTTCATATAATAAACCAAAAGAAAGATAAACGTTATGACCCGTAAACTGGACAAAGAACATTTAGAAGCAATTCAAACACTGCGAGAATCATTTTCTCATGTTACAATGCGTATAGGCAGTATTGCAATGGAAGAAATCATGTTGCAACGACAATTAGAATCAATTCAACAAGAAAAAGAAAGTTTCATAAACGAAATGATGGATTTGCAAAAACAAGAAACAGATTTAATAAATATGCTTCGAGAACGTTATGGAGATGGTGAAATAAATACTGCGGATGGTACATTTACTTCTAATAGCTAAGGTTTCAACAAACACATACATATTTATTTAAAAAAATCATAGGAGTAACATAATGGCAGAAAGAATTGTATCGCCTGGCGTATTTACGAGAGAAGTAGATCAATCGTTTTTAGCAGGTGGCGTAGCACAAATCGGAGCAGCAATTGTAGGTCCAACCGTAAAAGGTCCTGCATTGATTCCAACACAAATTACATCGTTTAGCGAATTTGAAAGAATTTTTGGTTCTTATACATCGGATTCATATGTACCATTCGTTGTACAAGATTATCTAGCAAATCAAGGAAATGTAATTACAGTAACACGTCTTTTATATGAAGATGGTTATAAATTAACAAATGGTGCGTTAGCAATTATTGCAAAATCAGGTTCCACTCAAATAGTAACACACGTACTTCATCCTACAGAAGCAGTAACAACGACGGGCGCAACAGCATTATTTGAACAATCAACATTATTAAATGATGTATCAGGTTCATTTGCATTAAAAATTTCCGGATCATATACTGCCGCAGCTAATACAGCTATTGGTTTCGATGGTTCATTCTTAGTAGGACAAGGTGCTGCAATTTCAGCATCAGTATTTAGTACCGGAGCAAGTGCAAATAAATACTTAAGTACAGTATTTGGAAATTCACCTAAATCAATTGATTATCCAGTATATGTACAATATGAAAATAAAACAGCTAACGGTTTGTTTGCAAATTTAGCACAAGTAACTACAGAATTAGCAATTATTCCTTCATATGAGTTTTTGCAAGATTATACAACGGCATCAACCCCTTGGATAACATCGCAAAAAATTGGTAGTACCGCAAAGAATCTTTTTAAATTCCATACGTTATCTCATGGTACATCAGTAAATCATGAAGTTAAAGTTGGTATCAAAGATGTTAGAACATCAACAGAAGTTGCAGATCCAAATGGATATGGAACATTTACAGTAGAAGTACGAAGAGTAAATACTACGAATATTCCAAATTCGCCATATTCATCTGCAGATGCTGATACGCCAGCAAATTTACGAGATATAGTTGATACATTTATAAATGTAAATTTAGATCCATCATCTCCTAATTACATTGCTAGAGTTATTGGCGATCGTTATCAAACCATAACAGATTCAGGTGATATCGTTGTTAATGGTGATTATCCAAATCGTTCAAACTTTATTAGAGTTGAAGTAACAGATGCCGTTGCAAATAAAACTAACGATAAAACATTGATTCCATTCGGATTCCGTGCAGTTTCATCGCCAATTCCATTAGTGTCGGGATCATTGAATTTATCTGCAGTAACATATCGCACATCACAAACTGTAAATAGTAATTACGATGCATTGAATTATTTTGGATTTGATTTTACTGCAACACCTAATTTAGCATTCTTAGCTCCAATACCAACATTGGGTTCAACAACAGGAAGCAATGTGGACTTTTATTTAGGTGATATGCTTCAAGATGCATCAGCTCAATTCCCGACTGCAACAAATTCTTATTCAGCATCATTGCAAGCAGCATTGACAGGCTCAACATTTACAACTAATATTTCTTTAGACACAAGAAAATTCATTGTACCATTCCAAGGTGGATTTGATGGAGCTCGTCCAAATTTACCTAAATATTCTGGAACATATCTTGCTTCAACAAATACATTTGGTTTTGATTGTTCAACTTCTACGGCAACAGGAACAAAAGCATATAACAAAGCATTTACATTGTTAAGCAATACAGATTATTATGATTTTAATTTGTTAGTAACTCCAGGTATAATTCAAAGTTTGCATTCGGCAGTAACTTCTAGAGCAAGAAACATGGTTGAAACTCGTCAAGATGCATTTTATGTAATGGATTCAAATGCATTAACAGATTCAATTTCAACGGTTGTATCGCAAGTAACAACAATTGATAGTAATTATACTGCAGCATATTGGCCATGGCTAAGAATTACCAATCCATCAAACAACGTTCCACTATGGGTACCACCATCAGTAATGTTACCAGGTGTATTAGCATTTAATGATTCAGTACAACATCCATGGTATGCTCCAGCTGGTTTAAATCGAGGAAGTTTAACTGCAGTGTCTGATACATACAAAAGACTTTCACAATCAGAAAGAGATTCATTGTATCAAGCTCGAGTTAATCCTATTGCGAACTTCGTAAATGAAGGCATTGTAGTATTTGGTCAAAAGACCTTACAAGCTCGTCCAAGTGCATTAGACAGAATCAATGTTAGACGTTTATTGATTGCAGTTAAGAAATTTATTGCATCATCAACTAAGTATTTAGTATTCGAACAAAATACAGCAGCAACGCGTAACAGATTCTTGAGCATCGTTAATCCATATATGGAAGATGTTAGAGCAAAACAAGGATTATATGCATTCCGAGTAGTAATGGATCAAAGCAATAATACATCGGATTTGATTGATCAGAATATCTTATACGGACAAATTTTCCTTCAACCTACAAGGACGGCAGAATTTATCATATTAGATTTCAATATTCAACCAACTGGTGCAGCATTTCCAGGAATATAATTAAAAATAAAACAAGGCAGGGTTTCGGCTCTGCCTTTTTTACTGTACATATATTTATATTAAAAATAATAAAGGTAAAACAATGGCAGGATTATTTGATAGTATAAATCAAAATTTGAATTATGCTGAACAAAACGAAATGTTTGATACTGCGTTTTCATGGGAGCCCAAGAAACAGCATCAGTTTATACTTGAAGTTAACGGAATTCCATCTTACTTAGTAAAAGCATCAGGTAAGCCGACAATCGCTAATGGTGAAATTGCATTAGATATGATTAACATCAAACGCTATGTTAAAGGAAAGTCTGAATGGAGTACTATTACTATGACACTTTATGATGCAATTGTACCATCAGGAGCACAAGCAGTAATGGAATGGATTCGACTTCATCATGAATCTGCAACAGGTCGAGATGGGTATTCATCATTTTATAAAAAAGAAATTCGTTTACATCAATTATCTCCATTAGGAGAAGTTGTTGAAGAATGGATTTTAAAAGGAGCATTCCTTACAGATGCATCATTTGGAACATTTGATTGGGGTAGTGATGCAGTTCAAGAAATTGAATTAACAGTTCGATATGATTGGGCATTCTTAAACTTCTAATAAAAATTAAATCAATAAAGGGAGCTTCGGCTCCCTTATAGTTATAAAGGAATAAATGAGTAAAGTAACAACGAGATTATCAAATCAAGACATTATTAGTACTGTACGTCAACAGTATGAAAACAAACAACGTAGCAAACTTCCTAGTGTAGTAGTAGAATTGCCAAGTAAAGGGGTGATTTATCCAAAATCTAGTCCACTTTATGCCGGCACGGTTGAAATGCGTTATATGACTGCATATGATGAAGACATTTTAACTAATGCATCATACTTATCACAAGGAATATTGTTTGATAAATTATTAGAATCAATCATCGTTTCAGAAACTCCTATTCAAGACATTGCTCCATTAGATAGAGATGCATTGATTGTACATGCTCGTATTTTATCATATGGAAAAGATTATGATGTTACAGTAACAGATCCTCAAACAAAAAAATCATATGATCGTGTTATTGATTTATCAAAAATAAAACACAAAGAATTAAAATTAACTCCTGATGCAAACGGAGAATTTGAATATCAAGTATCAGAATCAGTTACTATAAAATTTCGTTATAACATAAAGCTAAAAGAAAATAGCACAATATCGGAAATTTTAGCATCTATCATTACACAAGTAGGTTCATCTAGAAAACCAGAAGACATTGACAATTTTATTCGCTATGAATTTTTAGCCGGAGCAGCAAAACGATTCCGAACATATTACATAGATAATGCACCTGGTTTAGATTATACATATGAATTCGAAGGTGATGATGGAGGCACCTTCAATGCAGGGTTTCAAATTACGGCAGACATTTTTTGGACTTAGACCAAGCGATAGAGTTCAACTTCATGAAAACATATTCAATTTATTATGGCACGGCGAAGGTCGTTGGGACTGGGATACTATATATAATATGCCTATATTTTTGCGTAGGTTTTATACTAAAAAAGTAAATAGTCTTTTACAAGAACGTTTAGAACAATTGCAACAAGCAAAGAAGAAAAAACGATCAAGTAAAAACAGTTTACCAAATATGCCTAGGTAAATATTTATACTAAATGAAATGATTATGATATGAGTTGGGCAGACGTACTTGCGAATATAACTAATGGATTTACAGAAAATGCTCGCGTGGCTGGCAAAATTACTGCAGCATATGGCAAAACAACAGCAAACATAAATCTTTTAAGCAAAGGAATAGTTCAACTAGGTCGTGGTTTAAGCGAACAAGTTGGTATTAATGAAGAATTGGTAGATACATATCAAAAAGTTGCAGATCGTTCATTATACTTAGAAAAAAGAAATGCCGAATTAAATAAAAGTTTTAAGACTAATTCAATTGCTGCAGCAGAATTATCTAAATCTATTCAAACGATAGCAAATGCATACGGATATTCTGGTAAAGAAGCAATGAAATATGCCGGAAACGTTAAAAAACTACTACCAACATTAAATCAAGCCGAAAAACGAAATGAATCGCAGTTAAAAAATTTATATGCAATTCAACGCGTTTTAACAACCAATTTAGGTTTAACGGACGAACAAGCAAATAATTATTCAGCATATGCATCTGCAGCAAAAGGAAATGCGGCAAATCAGATGTTATTAACTAAAGCAATCGCAAAAAGTTTTGATCCAGACGGTACAATAGGTGCATTTGCAACGATAACTGAAGAAATCGCAGATGCTAGCGCTGACCTACAAATACAATATGGTCGTATTCCAGGAAATTTAGAAATTGCAGTACTTAAAGCAAAAACTTTAGGATTTGAATTAGCAGACTTGAAACAAACAGGTGATAATCTATTAAATATAGAATCTAGCATTGGACAAGAATTAGAATATCAACTTTTATCAGGTCGCAGATTAGTAGATCAACAAGGTAAAAGTTTAACTAATACATATCGAGAAGCAACATTGCGCGGAAATATGTCACAACAAGCTAGTACATTAAATACTATTTTAGAACAAGAAGGCGAAACGTTACAAAATAATTTGTTTGCACGTAAACAAATGGCTGATTTATTAGGAATGGATGAAGCTTCATTGTCTCGTGCATTGCAAAAAAAGAAATTGTTAGAATCTGATTCTAATTTAAAAGTTTTAATGAATTTAGATGGCAACGAATTTATTACTGAAGCACAGCGATTAGCCAAAAACGGCGAAATTACCGCAGAACAATTAGCTGAATTATCTAAAACAGCTGATACTAGAACTACCGATAATATTTTATCTGAACAACTTAACGTTCAAATTGAAACGCTAGCAACAATGAAAGCTATGCTTACAGAACAACAAGCAGGATTAGTTCAAGAAACGCGAGCTAAAATATTAAACTCCAAACTAATTAGTGAAGTACAAGCAGGTTTATTAGAATTAGACCGAGGAGAACTGGCGACCCGAGGAGCATATGTTCAAGGCAAAGAAGCCACTGCTGAACGTATAGCGATGGTTACCGACGCAGCGAATCCATCAAAACCAAATAAACAAGCCGATGTCATGAAAACCCCGGCAGTAGCTAATGACTTAATTGCATATCCAGCTGGTTATGGAGATAGAATATTATTAGCCGGAGAAGACACATTTGCATTAAATAATGAAGATACTGTAGTTGCTGGAACTAATTTATTAGGTTCATCAACGGGAACATCAAATGATGATAAATTAGCACAAACTATGATGATGGTAGGTAAAATGATAGTAGCAGCAATTAATTCACAGGGTTCTCCATTATTTGCAGGAACTTCAATGAATCCCGGACTTTATGATGAGGCGTAATTATGAGTATGAATAATCCAACCGTAAATCAATCGCAGTTTGCAGCACCATTTGATATATTACCCAATGTAATACAAACAAATCCAACTATAGCTCAATCACAATTTGCAGCACCATTTGATATATTACCCAATGTAATACAAACAAATCCAACCGTAAATCAATCACAGTTTGCAGCACCGTTTGATTTACCTAATCTTAAACCGGCATCGAATCCAACTATAGCTCAATCACAATTTGCAGCACCATTTGATTTACCTAATTCAAAAGTTCCGTCAAATCCAACTACAAATCAGTCGCAGTTTGTAGCCCCATTTGATTTACCTAATACAAAAGTTCCGTCAAATCCGACTATAAATCAGTCTAGTTTTAAATCAGCTACAGCAAATTCACCAGATTTAACTGCGGATCAAAGAAAACAACTAAACAATTCACAACCCAATACTAACGTAACTCCTAATGCAATAAATTCATCATTATTAGGAAGAGCTGGAAATGTAATAGGGGCAACTTTAGGTATTCCGCAACTATCTCAAGCTTCTCAACAACTTGTAGGACAATATGCAAATTCAACATTATCTGGAACATTTACGACACTTCCTTTTAGTCGTTTGAGTACAAAATGGATACCTGGCATTAAATATGCAGATTTTAGATCTAGAACTACATTTGCTACCAAACAAATTGGAGATGATTTAGAAAAGTCACAACAATCTGAATTTTTAAATACTCCTAATCAAACATTAGCATATTTATCCAATATTAGATTAGATGGAACTACTGCCGCTTTAGGCGGAAGTTTGAAAGCAATTGCGTATGCGGCAGCAGCTGCATCTCCAGCAGGAGCATATAGCGTATTCAATTTAGATGGGTTTGGAAAAACGGGTTACGGATATGGTGATCATGATAACCCATTTGCAAATCGTTCAGATTTTACAATTCAATCTCAAGTAGCATCAAAGTGGTCTAAAAAACTTAATATTTTTAAAGGAAAAAAGAAAATTGGTCGTTTTTTAAATAAAGGTGCAACATTTTTATTGAACAGCCCAGCATTTAGAGGTGATCGTGTAAATGTTATTGATTTTGGACAGAGAACACTTAAAGAAGCATATCGTTGGAGACCAGATGCAGAATTAAAAAATAAAATTCTAGGAGCAATCAGTGATACAGGTGATATAACTCAAGATTTTATAAAATTCTTTTTTACCGGCCCGCAACTATCAAATGGTAGTACGTCGGTTGATGATATAATCGTATTTCGTGCACATATAACAGCATTATCGGATTCCTTTAATGCTAATTGGAATCCAGTATCTATGATAGGTAGAGCTGATCCAAATTATCATTATACAGGATATAGTAGAGACTTAAGTTTATCATTTGATATATATGCAACGGATCGAGATGAACTTAAGCCTATATACAGAAAATTAAATGCTTTGGCTGCATTTACGTCGCCAATATACAATGAAGAATCTATTGCAATGGAAGCACCATGGATGCGATTAACGATTGGCGATTTATTTAGACAACAGCCCGTAGTAATGTCTTCATTATCATATGAATATGCATTCGACGCTCCATGGGAAATTAACATTGAAGATGATAAAGAAATGATGCAAGTTCCATTAAAAATTAGTGTTCAATGTCAATTCAATATGATTACAGATTATTTACCAAATAAAAATGGTAGATTCTTCTCATTAGCAAAACGATATTCAGAACAAGATGCGAAACCAATTGCAGGTAGTGATAATTGGTTGAGTGATTTTGATTCTATAACATTACCAGAAAAACCAAGAATTGATAATGTAATTTATAAGTCGACTAATAAGGGAGCTAGCTGATGTAACTTTAAATACATCAGGTGTAACAAAAGAAATTAAACTATGAGTAGATATGCACAAACCAAAGCAGTTAGAGATAATCAAGGTAAGAGAAGATTACAATCAGCAATTACACCAGTACCCCCGGTATCAGTAGATGATGTTTATATCAAAATAACTAGTCCGGATCGATTAGATAAACTTGCAAATACATTTTACAACGATCCTACGCTGTGGTGGGTGATTGCATCGGCAAATGGAATAGGAAAAGGAACTTTAATGGTAGCACGTGATACAGTATTGCGAATACCATCAAATACAAATATACAACAGTTTATATCAAATACAAATTTATCAAGATGAATATATTTTATTCGGAAGTAGATGCAAATTTAAAAAAAGAGTTAGATGCACGAGGCCAAGCCGGCATGATGAATCGTACAAACGCTGCGTTAGATTTTATGCTCGGAAAAATTGCTAATGTACAAGTTACGGCATATGAAGGAACGGGTAGCGCTTCTAAAGTAGTAAATACAAACAATGTGCATGCAAGTCCAATACCTAGCACTAGTGATTTTATTACAGCTAAACGAGATGATTACGGAGTAGGTGTTTTAGGCGGAGCAACTGTTACGTCAGATAGATATTTACCTTCCGGGCCCATGGGGTATTTAACTAATAAAAACATAAATAAATCCGAAATTGATTTTTTTACAGACCCAGGTTCTTCTGATTTTCAAGCATATAATCAAGCTGGATTAAATCCGCAACTCGGAGAAGCATATGTTAAAACTAATAATTCTCTAGATCGTTCAAAACGAATAGGACCTTTTTTAACAGGTTTAGATGTTACTATTGGCGATCATTCCATGGGTTTATTAAATAAAGCAACTGTTACATTCATAATTCCAAATCCAGAACGAGATTTAGATGATGTAGAAAATACATGGTTTCGTCCTGGTAGATTTGTAAGAATTGATGTAGTACATCCTACGTCTGCATTAGTATCAGCTAATATTACAAACAATTTTGAGCAAAGTACCAACGGGCTATTGACTCCAAATTCAATACCAAATGCAGAACGTTTAAAAGAATTATATCCAGGATGGAATATACAAGCATTGCAAAATGAAATTGCAAGAATGAATGTTTTTACATTTGAAGGATTAATTACATCATTTGAATTTTCATATACATCTGACGGAACAGTTGAAGCTTCATTATCATTAACAGGTACAAGCAATGTTTATTCGGATGTATCGATGTATATAAAAAATGCAGATACAAAAAATGCAGATACAACAACTGCAGAAGATCCGGTAGTAAGTGAAGCAGCTGAAGTTAAGATGATTAATGGCGTAGAAACATATATAACTAGTAGCAACGTTAATGCATTTTATGGAAAACTATATGAACGAGTTGAAAAACTTATCGAAGACTATCGCGTTCGACATAAAATAACTAGGCCAAAAGAAGAAATAACAGTATTAACAAAATTTACTACGGAAAATAGTAAAACGACGGCTGCGACCGATCATTTTATATTAGCCGGAGAGATGTATGATGTTAACATAGTAAAAGAAGCATATCAACAAAAACTACAACTCCTGTCTCAAAATTTTTTAGAACAACAAAATCAACCGTTAATATTTTTACCTACACCTAACGAATCTAACTTTATCGGTCCATTAACGGAGCAAGGACAACAAGTACCAATACCAGAACCTAATGCTGCAACATATAAACGTTTTATAACATTAGGTGGATTAATTCAATTTATTAATGACGAAGTATTCAATAAATATAAATCACCAGATACTAATGAATCTATAGGTATAATACATACAGATGCAAATTGTTTTAGTAATTATTATTCTAGATTAACTTCATGTGTGCCCGATCATATTTTATTATTACCAGAAGATACTAGAAAAAAAGGAGATATGAATTGGCACGGCGAATTAGGATATTACCAAAAATTAATAAACGAAAAAACAAAACAAGAATCAGCTGCAGAAACAGAAACCCCATGGGGTGGAATTTATAGTACATTACCTAATGATAAAACGGTTATGTTTCCTAGTAGGATTTTTATTAGTTTAACATATATAGAAGAAGTTGTTAATAAATTATCTCAAAAAAATATAAAATCATTTCGTGTAAGTACGTTTATTAGTACAATTTGCAGTGAAATATCATATGCATTAGGTGGCGCAATAAATTTAAAGTTAGTTTCTAGTAAACCAGATATTACGAAACTCACGTTAGTTGATACTAAATATACTAAAACTATAGATCCACATTCAACTCAAAATGTAATTCCATATTCCGTGCCAATGTTTGCAAATCATCCAAAAGGTTCGATTGTTAGAGATTTTAGATTTAGTGCAACTTTACCGGAATCTGTAAAAAATCTATCATATGTTTTAAATTCAGGTGATGATATTACAACTGATCAAATTGCACCATTTATGAATTTTATGTATAATGCTCGAGATGCTAAATCAATTAATAAGGCATTAAAACAATATAAAACAAAACATACTGAAATAATCAAAAAACTTGAAGCTGTAAGAGTAGAAAATGGACAATTTCCGGATGTAGAGAACAACATTCAAAAATTATACTCAGCTTTGATAGACTACTTAAAAATACCTACAGATGATATTTCTAAGTCACAACAAATAACAGCTCCAATTTTTCCATTTTCTGCAGAATTTACAATTGACGGAATTAACGGATTTAAATATGGAGATGTATTAACATTTCATGCACTTCCAGCAAAGTATCGAGTAAATACTGTGTTTAGTGTAATTAGTGTGCAACATACCGTATCTTCCGAAGGAGAATGGACAACAAAAGTAACATGTATAATGAGACCGAGTATTGACTAATGGCTAGATTTAAAGTATATTATCCTGTTGAAGAAGTAACAAATAATTTGTATACTACTGGCAAACAGTGGATGACAAAAGATGGACGTGAATATATTGGATTATATCATACATATATTACCGGAGAAGCATATACACAACCAACATGGAACCCTAAACAGTCTGTAGAATTAACTGCATATGTTGAACCTATTACTCCAGTTATTATTCAATATCAAAAACTAAAACCAAATTTGGATTTACTACGACTTTCTCCAAGAAGTATAAATTTATCTATTTCTAATGAAAATATTAAACAAGGATATGTAACAAGATATTTTTTATGTAAACGAACTGATCGTAGCATTTTAGAAATTGATTCAATACAATATAATTTTTGGAAAAATGATCAACTTGATAAAAAAATATTCAATGCTGTAGAATTAAATTGGTACATAACAGGACCTATCCAAGATGCGATAGATAAAACAGTACTGGTACCGGGCGTTATTACAAAAAATACAGAATCTAGAAGAATAGCATCAAATACTATTCCGGAATTAATAGAAAAACTTTCTAATCTAACACAATTTTATACTGATACGGATTACATCGCTCCTATAGATATCAACGGTTTGAATTAAGCAAAAAATTTCTTATATTACCATTAATGATAGTGGATTCCGTAGAAGATGTAATAAGTACGTTACAAGCCGTACGTAATAAACGTGCTTTGCTTGTGCCGATATT